CATCAACGTGTATTATAATCATAGCAATCTCCTTTGAGATTAGTCTATACTATTTCATAACGAATGTCAATGGTTATTTTGATTTTGTGACAATTCTGCCAATCTTTGTGCAATCGCAGTCCAAGGCTCTTTTGTAGTCCAATGAGCTTTGGTTAACAAAATAGTTACCATTTGCTCGTCTGATAAACTTTTTGGACCCTTATCAGTTCCCATCTCTTCTTGCGTAAACATTTCAGTCTGATGCATCATCTTTACCAACCGCCGTCAGGCTTTACTGATGGCAAAATATCTAGCGCCTTTTCAAGATCACCATGATTTCCTTCGTGGTTTGGAGCTTTCCATCCTGACGGCTTTAGGAGATCAGGGAGCCCAAACGGATTAGGACGGCCCGGCTTAACTCCAGGCTCTTTAGCCATATTAGCACTATAGACACGATCCCAAGCGAGATTAGCATCAACACCAAATACGTCGAGAGTGCCAATAGCAAAAACACAGAGGTCAATGAGACCATCGACAATTTCTTCAGAATCTCCATTATTAATGGCAGTAAGAGTTTCACTCAATTCCTCCTGGCACATAAGTGCACGGAACATAAGATACTTACGCATCAGTTCCTTATTATCTTTATTTGCTTCAAACCAATCGCGCACACCATATTTGTTGTGCATCATCATAATATCATTTGCCCAATCAGACATTCAAAGTACTCCATTGTCTAAGTTTTTCACGTTTACCTCGAGCTGCCATCTTAACTTGCTCAAGGTCAATCATATTATATTCTTCTAAGATCTCAATCATACACATAAGATCACCTATTTCTAATTCTAACATATTTTTGTCTGGTGTCAACCCAAATCTTTGTATCTTAGAACATTCTTTAATTACTTCGGAACATTCTTCCATCGTAATTGTCAATAACTCTACTTTTTCTTGGTTTGCCATCATCACGAGAAAAATCCCTCCAACGTCATTTGCTTTTCAGCGGACCAGCCTATTGCTTCAAGAATTGCTTCGAGAGGCGATAGGAATACTTTTTCAAACTGCAGGTCAACATCAACATAGTCGTGCAAATTCATTTCTTTTGGCAATACGCCTGGAAAAGAAACAATGTTTTCACGAATAGGATTTGGAACTTTGAGATAAACAAACTTAATCTTGTCACCAGAATTAACCGCTTCGTAACGATTGTCAAGACCTGCTTCTTTCAAGTAGTGATTATACAGCAAGGCACCGCGGACATGCATCGGACAACCTTTCTTGTAAATTGAAGATTTGTTCTGATACTTTTCAATGTTATCAGTACCGCTATTGCGACCGATATCTTCAGGAGGTAACTGTTTGAACTGTTCTTTGAAATCGGCAATGAATGCTTGAGTTGCTTCTTCACCTTCAGACATAATAATCTTAAACGCTTGCTTCAGCTTATCACGGCAAACTTCAGGAGTTGAAGAGCGAACAGATTCAAGACCTGTAACCGATACCTTAGGTTCTTCATAGTGAACGCCTTCAGAGTTCAGCGTATTCATAATGTACCGCTTCTTAGCAATGAATACAGATTTATCAGTAATCTTTTCACGTTTCATTACCATTGCCTGACGATATGCGCCCATACGACTTGCAAGTTCAATGTAACCATTTTCAATGACTTCTTCAATCTTCGATGAACAAACCTTGTCTAGGAACTCTTCACCTTTCTTACGGTCAATATCAACAGTACCAAAGGATGCTTCAACCAACGGACCAAAGTCAACATAAATAGAGTCAGTATCAATGTAAATAATATAGTCTTTATCGTCAGTCTTGAGTACTTTGTTCAAGTATGCATTAACAGACTTTTGAGCATATCGGATTGACAACTGACCTGAAGTAGTAATCGCTTCAGCCATGTCGTTAATATAGTACAAGAAATAAATGTTTGCAGTTGCGCCGTAAAGCGAGTTCATAGCAATCTTGATGGCCATTTGGTTGTTGTGCAACTGAGTTTGCTGAGTCTGTAATTTCTTTTTCTTTACAGTGTCAGTTTCAGTTTCAATTGCTTGCTCAACCTTGAGCATATCTTGCTTGATACCTTTGCGGCGGTTATAGTATTCATCAATGATTTCAGGAATGATACCTAACTTATCTTTGCGGAAGCAAGCACCGTTTGCGCATACAGCATATTCAGTATTATTTTGGTATTTGCCATCAAGAACCATTTCTTGCGATACATATTCGCGTTCGCTTTCAACATATGTTTCAGGAGACAAATTATACTGCAGCATTAAGTGTGGATACAGCGAGTTCAAGTCAAACGATACAACCCAAGGATGCATACCGACTTTAGGATCTTTAACATAACCGCCAACCAATTCACCAGCACGTTGGCCTGGACCTGACTTGAGATGAGGAACAACTTTGTCTTTCATCAAACGACGATAGATTGTTGTTTCCCAAATTCCTACAGTACCGAAGGCATCAGTATAGTTAACGCCACCGCCATAAGCGACAGTGAGGACCAAAGACAACAAACCAGACTCATCTTCCATACGCTGGATAAGCTGTGTATCTTTGAGGTTGTAGTCGAGATATAGTTGAGGATTTTGTTCATATAGGTTTGTAAGGTTTCCATATTCAGAATAGTCCATTTTCTTTTCGCCGAGAACGACGTGAGCAATATGGTCAAGCTTGTATGATTCTTGCGGACCATACTTGTAACCAAACTTTTTGAATGCGTCCATGTAGTCAATGACCGCCATACCATCAATCTTGTAAGTGCTTTGTTCTTTACCGAAGAAAGTACGAGTGTTTTGTTTAATCATACCCCAAGGAGATAATTTCTTAGCGGCCTCTTCACCCATCAGGCGAATGATACGAGTAACGATGTATTGAATATCAAAGTACTCGACGTTCCATCCTGTCACAACATCAGGATAATCATATGTCCAAATATCAATAAACCGACGAAGTAGAGCCTCTTCGGTATCAAATTTCATAAACTGAATATCGTCATGCGGAATATCAGTTTGAGTTTGCGTCTTGTCATAATCTTTACGACCAAGCAGATGGTAAGTATTTGACTTTGAAGACTTGTAAGCAATTGACGTAATTTCTTTATCAGCAGTATTGATATTGGCATAGCCATCACTGATGTCAACCTCGATGTCAAACGAAGCAATGTTAATCAGAGACATGTCAAAGTCAATTTGGTCAGGATAGTTTTCTTGAATAAATTGCGTGACATAGTTTTGGGTACCACAAATCTCAAATCCGTGAACATCTTGATATTGCGTAAGATAGTCTCGAGCTTCAGTCATAGAGTCAAACTTGACAGCTCCAAGAGGGATGTCACCGATAAGAGATTTGTGGGTTGCATTAGACCGAGCACGAACAAACAACGTTGGCTTGTACTTGACTTTACGCATAAACGGTTTGCCATTTTCGTAACCGCGCCAGCGGATTTCGTTAATGAACCGTTCAACTGATGTATAAAATTTAGACATGGGTATCCTTTTCAAACATATAATACCATAATATACTAGGACTTGTCATCTGTCAACAACTTTAAGCGGCCATTTCACTAAAGTTTTTAATCTTTTGGAAACGAATGTGGCTGTGGAACTTTTCACCAAACTGATCGCCACGGTGACTAATAACGAAAATGTTGTCATCTGCATTCAGATTATGCAATGTATCAATCAACGAATCAATACCAACGCCGTCCAATGCGCCGTCAAGAGTTTCGTCAAGGATAAGAAGGTTTGTTGACACTGAGTTACGAAGCTTAGCAACAGTACGCCAAGACAACATAATGCTCAATGTAATACGCAGCTTTTCACCTTCAGAAAAAGATGCATATGAAAACGCATCGCGGAAACGTGACTTGATTTGCTCATTGAAGTTTTCGTCAAGTTGAAAATCAACAAACAAGTCAAAGGCAGTCAAATACTTATTAATAAGTTTATTCATTACAGGAATATACTGCGCAATGATCTTAGACTTGATACCGCCATCACGTAGGATTGTGGATACAACACTAAGAACTTCTTTTGCATCAAACAGCGCTGTCTGACTTTCGTTGAGCTTTAACATTTCAGCTTGAAGTTTATTCAGCGCTGTTTGGTCAACAGCTTCGACTTCTTCCTCAGCTTTATCAAGTTCAGCCTTGTATGAAACAAGCGCGTTCTTTGAAATTTTAATTGTTGCTCTATGCTCGCTAATTTGCAAGTTAAGTCCTGCAATCTCGTCTTCAACTCCTGAGATTGTTTCAAGTCTTGCTTCATAATCATTTACTTTCAATAATAAATCGGCTATGCCTTGCTCGAGCTCAGCTACCTTTTGGTCTCCAGCTTCAATCTTTTCTTGTTTGAAGTCGTGCTCAATACCTTGCTTACAAGTAGGGCAATTATCATTGTCATGGTAAAACGCCAGCTCCTTCATGTAGTTACGAAGAGTTGCATTGATTTCAGAATGCAAATGCTTTGCTTTATCAAGCTTTCCTTTTACTTCTGCTTTGTCGGTAATCGTACCGAGCTTTTCTTCAATATTTTCTTGAGCGCTTTCAATTTCCGCCTTTTCACTTTCAATTTTTGAAATGTGCTCACTCATCTTCTCCTTGATTTTGTCAACTTCATCTTGACGAATCTGGCGAATTGAGTTATTATGCGCCTCAGCAGATTCAATCTTAGACTCAGTTAAGTCACGCTGATAACTATTTTCAGTAATTTCTTCTTTGTTTTCGGTAAGCTTTTCTTTAAGCAAAGTATTCATAGTGCTGAATACCTGAATATCAAGAAGATCTTCAATGATTTCTCTTCGAGTACCCGTAGGTAATTCCATAAAAGGAACATATGTAGCACTACCAAGCACTACAATCTGGCCAAACGATTTATAATTCAATTTAAGAATGTTTTGTTCAAGATATGCTTGATAGTCTCGAGCAGCAGCATCTTGATTAATCAAATTACCATTAAGCCAAATCTCGAAGAAGCTTGGTTTGATACCACGCTTAACCATATAGTAATTTTGGCCAATCATAAACTCGACTTCTACATGAAGTTCGCGGCCGTTGATACTGTTAATCAATTGGTCTTTTTTAATTTTACGAAAAGCTTTTCCATAAAGAGCAAAGGTAATGGCATCGAGTACTGTCGATTTACCACTACCATTTGTACCACTAATTAGAGTTGTAGATCTTCGATCAAGCTGAATTTCAGTAAACGAATTACCCGTCGATAAGATATTCTTATAACGGAGTTTTTTAAAAACAATTTTCATTAAATACTTAGTGCCTCATTATATAAGTCATCAACAACTGTTTTGATGCTTGCCTTATTCACTCGAGTTTCGAGCGCGTCAATATATCCGTGAAGAATATCTTTAGTATCCTTTGTCTCGTCAAGAATATCTTCAACGCCTTCATGCTCAAAGTTCAATGTATCTTCAATTGATTTAACGTCAGCGGCGCCTTCGTTAGTAAGTCGATTTAAAAACAAATCATGAATGTATGGATTAGTTCGATTTTTTACGATGACTTTAATATATGCATCTTTAATATTTGTAGTATCAAGGTTTGCTACATCATCAATAGTCATATCAGCATCATCGTATTCAATCTTGTGGAAAACTTGGAATGGGTTATCATGACGTTCTAGATTACGAGTTTCAGTGTCAAATACATGGAAACCTCTACGCCCTTGATAATCTGACCAAGTCATTTCGTATGGAGCGCCAAGATACTGAATATTGCCATGATGCGAAGGATGATGAAAATGACCAGACCAAACTTGTTCAAATTGAGAAAATAGATCTTTATCCAATCCATGCGTACAAAGTTGACCTTTCATCATTTCAAAGCCTTTGAGCTCAAGATGGCCACACAAAACATTAGCATCAGATTTTTGAACAGTTTCAAGAATTGATTCCGCGTTTTCTTTATTAATCCACGGTACCATTATAAACTTAGTTGATCCCATTGTCAACTCTTTTGCTTCATGTTCGTAAATGGTAAAGTTATCGTACTCACGAAGTAGCAAATTCATGCTATTGACTTCATTTGTGTTAGTATAATAAGTCGTGTGGTTACCAACTAATGCATGATACTCAATACCACGCTTGGCCATTTGATCAAAGAAAAACTCTTTTCCTCTTTTTAGAGAAACGAAGTTAACATACTTACGACGATCAAAAGTGTCACCGAGATCAAATACAACTTTAATATTGTGTTCGTCCAAATAAGGGAAAAATACTTCTGCAAAGAATCTTTCTTGATGGTCGGCAAAAATCTTTGAATCACCACGGACTCCTATGTGCATGTCAGTTACGATTGCAATCTTCATGATTTCTTTTCTTTATCCTTAGCTAACTTATTTTCAAAGTCTTCAATAAAGTCGTTGATATAGTCAGCATTGACTGATAGATTAAGCTGAAGTTCATCTCCTGTCATTGAATCATAAGTTGCGCCTGCAGCCAACATGTTCTGAGATGACTTGTAACGAATGTACATCTGCTTCTTTTCCTTTGCAATTCGACGAAGAAATGCATACCAAATAATTTGAGTAAAATAAGCGAATGGATTTTGAGATTTCTCAGGATTAAAGTTGTTGATGTACTGCAAGCAGTTTTCAATTCCATCTGAAATCATATCTTCTTTATAAGAATAACCAGAAAAGTTTGGTTTAGTTGCTAGCCTGGTTGCAATCTTGTAGATACATTCACCAACGTAGTCAGGAACACGAGGAGTTGGTTCTCCTTGATCCTCAGCTTCTCTACATGCAGCTTGGTATACAATAAGTGCGTCCAGGAAGTCTTTGTTGTTTACATAATTGCGTTTGCGTGCCATATAAAGTACCTCCTACAGTTAATATTAATACAGTTACTCGAAATGTCAACTGTTAATTAATTGAAAAAACTTGTTGACATTTTCGACGAGCCTGTTATAATCTGATTTATCAGCAACAAAGCAATACTATATGTTTACGCTATACATCTTGTATGGAAATTGCTCGGAGCCATAGATCTCGATCCGCTTTCTAAAATGCTTTAATGTATAATTTTCAAACGAGCCAGAGCTTAAGTCGTCAGTAATATCATATAGAGTTGCCTTATCGGCGTCGTTGCCCTTTCTCAGGGCACGACCAATTGATTGCAATACTTTAATCTCAGACTTAGAGCCGGAAGCAAAGATCACATTGTCAAGTTTCTTCAAGTTCACACCAGTCGAAAAAACGCCATAAGATGCAAGGATATCATGTTGCTTGACTGGATCGTTCTCCACCAAATTTCGAATCCGTTCACGTTCATCTCCTTTAGTTCCACCATATATAAAATGAAGTTGACGATCGTCTTTGCGAAGCAAAGGCTCTAAGATCTTACCATGCTTTTCAACTAAATCAAACAAAACCAAATTATTCTGACCTTCTAACGACCAGAGTAAATTGCGAATAAACATGTTGCGTCGTTGTGAATTAGTAAGAAACTCTCGCTCAGCAGAATACTTTTTTGTCGAATCCAATTTTTTAAGCGCACTTTTAAAGTCCTTTTTAACTTGATCTTCGTAGTTTAGTACGATTGCTTTTACTTTAAAATCTGCTACAGTTCCAGAATCCATAAGATCTTTAGTTGTTACATATCGGCGTACT